GCGGTTTATTATAGCTGGTAGTGTATAAGCGTGGGTTCATCATATTTGGTGTGGTATCTTTAACTATGGGAAACTCCGTCCAACCATTTGATGATGTAGTGGCAGGCCACACCAGCCGCGACAGCGACAATAAAGGATAACAAATACTCCAAAGTGATACACCTCCTTCCCGTACCTGGTATCGGAGGCGGTAACATTTGCATTATAACATAGCTTCAATCATGCTGCAATTATAAACAAGCCCCGGAAATCCCCCAGGGCCTGTGTTTTTGTGCTGCCGTTGCAGCGCCTCAGCTAACGGGCGTTCTCGGTTCCTTCCGCTCTCTCATCTTCCTTGCCGGTTGCCGGGCCAGTGGTCACAAAGGTCTTATCCTGCGGCCCCTTCGGCATTACCTCCTGGGCTGCGTCATTCGCCCGCTGCTCCGCTGTCCTGTGGTCTCCATGGTTTAATGTGTTTGACATACTCTTGTCCTCTCTTTCTTTTTGATATGTAGTCTTTTGTTCCTTACTCCTTTGGCTCTTTATACGTCAGAGCCTGGGCGCTGTCCCCTACGCCCCTTGTGGTCGGGTCTGTTACGATCCCCAGGATTGACAATACCACAAAGAGCGCGTTTACTACGGCCAGAAGCTTGTCCCCCAGGACTCCTAAGTCCAGCGCATACCCAAATACGCCAGCCGCCGCCTGGGCAAGAAGCAGCACAGCCGGAACCAGCGCCAGCCAGAACTGCTTGTTTTTAAGCCTTACCTTCCAGTTAATCATCCTCTCACCTCCTTTATCGGATGGATTGCGATATGATAAAAATAAGCCCGGTTGCCATCCCTCCGGCAATCGTGCTTAGAATCGCTGTTATGAATGTTTTCTTTGCGTTTTTCCATGCGTCAGCCGGTTCCCGCTCCAGAGCGTCCAGCCGTCTCCCCTGGTCTCTCTGCTCATGCAGCATCTGCTCCATGTCTTTGGCCAGCCCGTGTACAGAAAGGGCCAGGGATTGGATTTCCCTGACCAGCCCTTCCAGCATCTCCAGCCTTTTGTTCTGCCGCCTGTCCTCATCATGCAGGCGTTCTATCTCTGCTTTGATTGCTTCGTCCATACTATATCCTCAATTCGCCATGTATAATTTTTATACGGTACTAATACGAGTGATATAAAATATATTTAAGCCTCCACTTGCTATAAGTCTTAAAGATATATCACCTGTTAGAATAACCGCTTCTTTATTTATTGGTATTTGTATGTTAAATTGAGACCCAGGGTTTAATCCGTTTGTTTTAACTTCATACTCTTTTTGTTCACCCGCTGTTGTTTTCCCAGAAAATACTGTATCGATTGTTTGACCAGTAGGATGACCGACATACACTCCAGATATAACAATACTTGTTATGGCTGCTAAATTTAGAGTTTTATTGCGGGCAACCAGCCTAATAAAATCAGAACTACCAGATCTCCCGTTTGAGATTTTCCCATTTTCGAATCGGCCATAATATTCAGGGTCTCCATCCGTAACAAATCCGAACGTGTTTACTCCATTATAATACCAATCCCCAACATTTGGCACATACCCTTCCCATGTCCCCGCAACCCCAAATATCGTCACACCCTTCTTGATATACTGGGCCAACAGATTTGGGTCTCCTTTGATTGTCTGCACTCCAGTCAGATACTGATTTGCCGCAATCGTCTGATCAAATGTTCTGGGGGTGTAAGTAGCGGACACCTTTTCCGCCATGTTACCAGTGATTGGATTGCCGTTCCTGTCTACAAACACTTTACCCCTGCGCACATCTGCTTCGGATGCTGTCACAAGGTCAAGGTCGGCCCCTGCGCCTCCCCCATACGGTATCAAAATATCACTCATTCGCGCTCACCCCCACCAGTTTAATTTTAAAATCGGATGTAGGTTTTTTCTCCAGACAGTAAAAAGAGGCCCGGCCATCCAAGGCCTCCCCTGCTTTCACCATGCCTGCCATCTTCTCCCAGGTTTTTGCCGTGGATGCAGGCGTGCTCTTGGTGACGGCGCTCATCATCCGGGGCTTGTCTGTTGCCTTAAGGCCCGATACATCCACGGTCTGGGTGTAGGGGGCAGACGCGCTCCAGTTGGTGGCTAAGAGGGTTACCTCTACAGAACGGGTTATGCGGTTGACCTCTGTCGTGATGGCATTTACATCATTCTGTCCAAATTTATCACCCTGCTGTGTGTATGCTGTGGCATCCGTAATATTATAGGTTCCGTCCCCATTTTTGGTTATTCTCCAGCGACGGGAACCCTCGTATATATCATCCTTATAATTTGTTTTCAAGCTCATTCAAACGCACCTCCATTAAGTGTAAAAGAAAGCTGCCTTATTCCATCAGCCCTACCCATAATATTTCTGTAAATTTTAAGGCAGGCAGATTCAATCCTATTTAGCTCATCCCATTGGATAAATAGGGTATTATCGTAATATGTCTTACGTTCCCCTACCTCAAATGGAAACGTACCAGCACAAATATGGTCTATGTTAGCTTCAAACTTATTTATTTCATCTGCATAAAAACTGTAATCCTGATAAGTTTTATCTTCTCCCATGGCCTCAAATGTAAAATCCGGCCAGAGGGTAAGGGCCAGGGAGCGAAGCTCATTAATGTTTCCTTTTATACGGTTATAATCATCTACATTAAAGTAATCACTGGACTGCCAGTCTGTTTTTGGCTGTTTCCACATAACTCACATCTCTCCTTGCTTTAATCGTTCCGCTTAGGGCTCCATTAAATTTTAGGGTGTGATCCGTTACCCTTATGATCAAATCTGGCACATATTTGTTTTCCAGAAAAGCAATATCGTTCGCATCTATCCGAGGCTCTCCACGATACTGCAAGTCGTATTCCCGATCTGCCTTAAGATAGTCCCCTATCCAGTCGGCCAGATTGGCTGCATGGATAACGTCTGATACTAATGGATTCTCCCAGCTCTCCAGGCTCCCCGTAGGATTGAGTTTCCGGCTGATTTTAGCCTGCGTGACAACATATTCCCTCCCACTTAAAGCTACCTCAACCACCCCTGCAACGCCCATAAGCTCCACTGTAGCGTAATAGGCGCTGCTACTTACTATTCTTATGCTTTGCCCCTCCACCAATTCAGTAATGCCCACCGAAAGATCGTAGGAAGGATTAGTAAAATAAAAAGTATACTGATTATCTTGAGCTGTGACACTTATGGTTTCCCTCACCAATTCCTTGATCTCCTCTGAACTCATATTATACAAAGTGCGTATCACTTGCAGTTCTCTGACTTTAGCCAACTGCGTACCTTTCGGCGTCTTTGTCAACTCCACACCATACCCCAGGATATAATCCGTACTGTCACCAAAGGTTATGCTATCAAGGGTTACACGGTTGTTTGGATAACCCTTTGAAAATTCCAGCACAAGGTAATCAAGCACTGGAAATTCATGGCTGACTACATAAGCTTCAGTCAGTCCTGTGACCTCGTAGTCCTCCTGCAGCTGGTCATTGTAGTAAGAATGAAATATAACTGTATCCGGTACATTTCGTCCAAATTCCAGTGTCAGACCGAAACATTTGTAGGCAGCTTCCATGGTAATGCTTATGGTAGGATTATTGGCAAACATCCCATCTGAGTCCGCAACAGCGTCTGATATGTATCCTGTATTAAGGTATGCAGCACCGCCCGTCTGCCTGGGAAGAAAATACACCGTTCCATCCCCTGTTGTGTAGTCCTGTCCGGTCATGGCATATATCTCCTTTTTCTTATGCTTCAAAACTTCTGATGCATGAGAGAAATAAGCTTCATTATCTGACGTAGCCTCCATGTCTGGCACAAAGTTAGATTTCAGGATTATTTTTCCTCCCCTATCTTGATACAGGATACATCTCCCGGCATTGGCAATCAGCTGTAGTGCCTCCTTATGAGTAACTACAGGCATAGGGTTTGATATCAACACATCTTTAAGATATGGATCTATCCAGTATTCACGGTTATCTACCTGGGCATCCGACATAACATCGGCAGCAAGGTTGTAAAGACTTATCCCATCTGGATTATACTGTCCTTTATAATATGTTCCATCCATTTTGTCGAAACAATCTGATGCCCGGAACTCCATTTTTGTGTCATCTGCCGACCACTCTCTTAATGCCAGGGTTGTTCCTGGCATCCATTCTATCGTTCCGTCATCCATAGTCTGGCCATAATTCAACTCAATATTTTGGCCTATCTCCAAAAAATTCACAGTACTTTCTTCATTTTCTACATCATAGGCCCTATCCTTATTATCCACAGTCACATCACAGTCTATCGTAGGCAGTTCCTCCGATATTGGGCTTATGTGCTCTTTCTTGGTAGCTGAGATTATCTTCTTGCTATCGAAATAAATACCCATACCCATAGAAATCTGATTGATTCTCAACCGGCACTTTCCATTTGCCATGACTGACGGTATAAACCGCAAAAAGGTGGCCGCCTCAAAAATTTCATCTGTCATATAGTGTTCAGAACTATTTCCCACAATCTCTATGCTATTATTATCTGACACAATACTAAAATCAACTGGATACGCCTTACCAAACTCCACAGTCAGCCCCTTAATGTCATACTGGACTGGAAATCGAATTTCAATCATCCCCAACAATTCTTTTGTTACAATCCCCTGATTAAGGACAACATCTGCCGCATCTCTGGGCATAAAATACATTCTGCCATCCACTGTGGTATAATCCTGATCGCAGACTGCATATAGCTCCTGTACCTGATAATTGTCCAGAGGATTCACCAGATTAGAATAATAAGCGTATCTTTCCGCTTCTGGAATATAGGCAGATGCCTGAGCCTGCTGATTAATCAGTCCTATTGTAACGCGTAGGTGGGAAAGTGGATTTCTCCACTTCCTGCGCATCATCTCTTTATATTGGCTACTTGCCGCCTGCATTACTCCATCACCCCACAATCTATCAGGTTCACCTTGCAGTCCTTATACATGGATGGCAGGCCGTCCGGGCCCAGCTCCCATATCTTGGCTGTCCGGTTCCCAGGGTACATCCGCTCCGTCTTCCAACAATTGTTCTTCATGTCCGGGAATTTCACTGTTACCACAAATTCCTCAAACTCCTTTAAAATATTTCCCCATGTCTCTGCATCCAAGTAAGACCACTGTAGCCCATCTATCTTATCCTGGTCACGTCCTACACGCTGGCCCACGAACTCACCCAAAGCATTTTTCCCTTGGCTTACATTTGTCGCTATGGTAAGACCGGGTCCCCGGTCATAGTTAGGGTATTCATGACCATTTATATAAATAGACACTCAGGCCGCCTCCTTTATGTAGTCCGCAGCGGGTACCCGCTGCGTTTGCCCAAATCCACCAGTTTCTTCTTGATTTCCCGTATATCTATCGTGACGGTCAGATCCATCTGCTCAATCAATTCGATAATCTTACGAAGCAAACCTATCATCATTTCCAGATAATAATCGCTCATTCCGCTGCTATTCTGGGATGCCATTGAAACAGCACGGTCTACCATTGCCTGCATCTTATCTTCAGGGGCCACTATTTCACCATAATGCCTGTTGTCTCCAATCATGGCAAGCTGCGGGGTGTTGGCGCGAACAAAGCCTCCTTGGGCCAAGCGCGGCAGGTTAATGTTGGGAATGCTGGGAATAAGGTCAGCTCCGATGCCCGGCACCTTATCTGCCACCTTGTTTACCGCATCTATCATAGCATTGATACCGTCAATAACCCGGTTTGCCATGCTTTCAACACCGCCAATAATAAGGTTAATAATTCCCTTTATATCTGACCAAATACCGTCCCATGTTTCCTTTGTCTTGGCCTTCACTGTGTCCCAAACGCCAGCAATAGCATCTTTCATGGCTGTAAATTTCTCATCCACGGCGGTTTTAATGGTATCCCACAGGGTTGATACGAACCCCTTGATGGTTTCCCATATCTCTGACGTCTTGCTCTTGACACTCTCCCAGGATGTGCTGATGGAGGTTTTAATCAGGTTAAACATATTTGCTGCCAATGTCTTAAGGCCAGTCCATAACGAGCTCACAAAAACTTTTATGGCATTCCATATTTCGCTCGTCTTTGTCTGGATAGCAGACCATGTATTGATGATGGTGGTCTTAATCCATTCCCACACCTCCGATGCCTTGGCCTTAATCTCGTCCCAGTGCTGATACAGCAGGACACCTGCCGCTATCAGGGCAGTAATGGCTAATATTACCAGGCCGATGGGACTCGTGAGGAATGCAATTGCCGCCCCCAAAGCTGTGGTCAAGGCAGTTGCAATAGTACATATTGCATTCCAGGCTACCGTTGCTGCAGTCATTGCCGCCTGCGCGATTGCGTCCGCTGCCTTGGCTGCTGTATTGATTGCAAACTGGGCCGCCTGCTTAGCCAATGCAGTAACAGATGCTGCCGTAGCCACAACGAAGTCCTTTGCATACATGGCCACGATTGCAACAGTCTCAGCCTTGTCCGCAATCTTAGCAGCAGTATTCGTAACAAAGGCCTTTGCATTGGCCAATAATGCCGTGGTGGCCACGGTTACCGGTGCAAACATCCCCTGGAATGCGCTTATCACGCCTCCTGCGTTAATAATGAACTCACCTAGTTTGACTACTTCCCATGCAGCAAAGAAGGCAGCTACCACAGCAGTGATTGTCTCAATGGTACCTGTATTTTCTAGGCACCAGGCAACCACATCAGACAGGGCCTGCGCCAATGCATCGAAAACGGGTTTTGCGTAAGTGTCATAGGCTGCATTCAGTCCGTCAAACATTTTATCAAGAAGGTCCTTTATATTGCTTACTACCGGCTGGATGGTATCCAGCAGACCCTGTACAGCCTTTTTGATTTCATCCTTATTGTCAATGATAGGTTTGGTGAGGACATTCAGGATATCCCTTCCAATCTTCCCTAACAGTTCCGTCACACCCATGAAGGCAGTGGAGAATATTCCGATGATATCCGCGGTTATCTGCTTCGCACTGTCGCTCCTGAATGCTGAGAATATTTCAGCTACCGCACTGGAGAAACTGCCGCATATCTCAACAATCCTGGAACCGATATTGAACATGGATACAATGTAATCCCTGATTCGTTCACTATTCTGCTGTAAAAACAGGCTGATGCCGCCTAGCAGGTTATCCGCTATGGACGCCCCTACGCTCGCTATGGAACCTGCTACCTGCCCCAAGCTATAGCTCACCTGGTCAGCAAATGCATTGGCAGCAGCCAGCACCTCTGGGGCTGTAAATATCTCGCTCAGACTGCCCTTAATACTGTCTATGGACGACTGGATGCTATCAAATACGGATGTATCACCAAAACCATCCCAGAAACCAGCTTGAAATAAACCTGCAAGCTCCTTGGCCCTGTCTATCAGCCCCTGGTACTTGCTGTCCATCTCATCTATAGCCGAGGTATCTGCCTCACCCATATCAAATTCATCCGGGGAATATCCGCCTGCTCCACCCCCAGAACCACCACCGCCAAAATCCGTCTCTGGACTGATGATATTTAGCTCATCAATTCCAGTCGTGACACTTTTCATATCTTTAGAAGCTTTTTTCGCCGCGCTTCCAGCCCCTCCTGCAGCTTTCCCCGCCTTGTCAGAGGCCTGCGCCACTGCCTCCATTCCGACCGCTGCTGCAGACGCCCCTCCAGAGCCCTTCTTACCTGTTACCATTTCAGTGAAAGCTTTAAAGGCATTGGCCAGGCTCATCAGCTTGCTGATGATACGATTGATTACCTGTATGACCGGTGTCAGCACATTTATAAGACCCTGACCGATTGTGGCCTTAAGGCTGTCAAGCTGAAGTTTTAAGACGCGAACCTGATTGGCCCATCCATCAGCAGTTCGAATAAAATCCCCGGATGCCAGGGACAGCTGGTCTTGCACGAACTTGTACCGTAAAGCAACCTTCTCTGCCTCTGACATCTTGGACGTTACCTTACCATACCCATTTGCCAGGGCATAGCTGTCAAGGGCGCTCTGAGTCATGACGATACCCAGATCTTTGAGGGTCTCTGTCTCCCCCGTAAACACAGATTTCAGCTTGGTATAGGCCTCATCCTGGCTAATGTTATAAAAGGATGCTACATCACCGGCCAGGCCAGTCAAGGTCGTGGACATCTCATAGGCTGCCTGTTCACCAAAGCCAAAAGCCTTGGCCATTGCGCCAAAGGTGCCAGTAAACTTCTTAGCCATTGTTTCAGACAGGCCGAAAGAAGTTATGGCGTTCTTGGCAAAGTCATCCACCTGTTTGGACATCCGCGGAAACGTGACATCCACCACGTTCTGAACCTCGGCCAGATCAGATCCCAACTCAATACACTGTGCGCCAAAGTCTACAATCTTTTTAACCGCAAACGCTGCCGCCAATGCTGCCCCTGCTTTTTTTGCCAACCCTTGTATGCCGGTCATTTGCTGCTTAAATTGATTTTGGTTGACCACAAGGTCAAGGCCAATCTGCCCTACACTGTCAGCTGCCATACATATCACCTGCCTTTTAATTCAAAAGCAGGCTCCGGCTCGCTACTCCTGTGGTACGGCTCTAGGCTCTGTCATTTTCATATCTAACCTATTTATAGTTTTACATCTGGGACATTTGATTTCCCCCTTAACATATTCCGCCAGTAGAAGGGTCTTCCCACACCTTACACATCTTACTTTCTCAATCTCAACCACCTCCACACATGGCTGCAAACATTTTCTCCAGGCAGGCCATCTCTTTCTCGAAAGCTTTCTCGTCCATTTCTTTCATTTCCCGGTTACGCCAGTCATCATATATTCGGCGCTGATCCTTGGTGTAATGCTTGATAATGTCCTTATCCGTTTCAGACCGGATGGCCACCACCCGGCCCAAAGCAGTCTCCGGGGACAAACCAGCAATCAGTGCCTTAAATTCATCCCAGGTGACTGTCTCAAACTCTTTTGTCCTTATCCTCAACCCGTACTGCGACAGAAAACTGGACACGATCAGGTCCCAGTCCTCAAACATATCGTAGTACGGGTCACTGCTCTCCCCCGTCAGGTTCCTCCACACCGGAAATAAGCTGCACTGCCTCCTGAACCACGATGATCAAGTCCTTGAAGCCCAGTTTCATCTTTTCTATCTCTTTTTTTGATTTTTCTGGGAACACCATGTTGTAAGCCTCCAGGATTTCCTGTGCGCCAGGGTCATCACTGGACATTAACCCCATGACCTTAAGCATGGTCGGGGCATCCGCATTAACCTCTATATTTTTTCCCTTAATTATCAAAGATGGATTCTCTTCAAAACTTAGTTTATCTGTAATGTCTATTTTTCTTGCCATAATTAGCCCTCCCCAGCTTCAGGAGCCGGTGTAAATGCCGGGGCACCATATCCCGTCACTTCAAATTCCAGGGTATCAATATTGGTCGTATCGCCGCCTCCTGGCGTGGTCACATTCACAACCACGTTACAGGCCAGCTTTGCCCCGCTGACCATGGTCCACTCAAACTTGGTCATCACATCCTGCCCGAACTTCCAGGCCAGACCGGCAATATAGTCATTGGCAGGGTCGCCTACGGACCGCTTCCCCTTGAAAGAAAATCCCAGCTTCTTTCCTGTCATGGCTGCTTTTGCCCAGCCCTTCGCATCCATGGAGTACCATTCCTCTACGGTACCGTCAATGGACGGAGCGAAATTCTCCAAATCTAACGGTACAGCCATATTCTCCTCTGTGCTTTCGAGGCCTTTTATGCCAAACTTAAACACATTGTTATGCACTGGATATACTTTTCCAGTTGTTTCTGCCATCTCTTATACCTCACTTTCTCTGATACACAAAATCCAACCATATCACATATTCGTATACGCCCTTATCATCCGTTCCCGCGTCAACCGGTTCCGGTACCTGGAGGATGATGCAGTTAATGAACGTGTCACCGATGGACAGGCTGGATACATTTTTAAGTTTCTCATATAACCTACAGGCGGCCTGCTCCGATGCCTGCACGTCCTTATCCCAATGGATCAGCAGGGAGATGCGCCGGATGTCATAGCTGCTATAATCATAGCCGCCCAGGGCCATCACAGGAGGACCGCTGCCCTGCCGGTGATACACGCCTATGGAATGGTCCTTCTTATTGTTCAGTTTCCCGATATAGACATTCCTGTCGTCTACAATCCCAAGATTCCCTATGTATCCCCGAATATCATCCAATGTCAGCATTACACACCTCCTGTTTTCTTATAGAACTGCTTAAATGCCTTTGTGGCAAAGTCCGACTGACTTCCACCTGGAAGCCAGTCTTCATACCAATTTCCCTTTGCGTTGGAGTTTTCGTCTGCCTGGAAGTTGTATTCTGGATGATAATACAAACGTCGGGCGTAAGGCGTACTGGACACCAACGATACCTTGCCTTGATTTGACTCACTATAATCAACAAAAGTGCTCTCATTTTGCAAATTCCCCGTGTCAAAAGGCATTACCTGGGCCTGTATCACCTCTGTGTGCAGAGCCTCCGCCGTCATTTCCAGGGCTGTCACCGCTGCCTGTGTAAGCTGCGTAATCCGCGGGAAGTTCATTTTCACAGTTGACTTTACCTGCATCAGACCACCTCCAGCTGGCAATAGTTCACCGTCCCATCCGGGTTCCTGGCCTTCATTCCCTGTTCAATCCTCCGCTCTTCCCCAAATACAGTTACGGTACCTCCGCTTAAGGTTGGAAAGTCCGGGACAATATCCCCAGGGAACATGGCCGTGCCGGTTATCTGCACCAGCTTCTTTTCAGCTGTCAGAATGGTCTTGGCCCGGTCCTGGAAATTACATTTCAGATCCAGGTCCATTACCTTCTCTGGCTGGCCGCGGTTGTCTGTATCCTCTGATTCCAGATGGACGTGTATATCCGTCCTGCAAAGCCATTTTGGTACTAAACATGGATATTTCATAGACTCACCTCGCTAACCGGCAGCAAAGGCCTGTCTGGGACAGCAGGGCATACACATCACGCTTCATAGCCACACCCTTATCCGTAAAGACATTCCAGCTGCTGCCAAACTGTGCCGACACACCATTGATGCTGTAGCCCTGCAGGATGGTGTTAATCTCGTCTGTGTTCTCATACTCAAAGTCCGCCTGCTGGCAGACCACTTCCTGTATGGTTTCCTGCTGGAAGGCCGTCAGATTAGAAAATCCCCGGCCTACAATGCGGTTGTAGGTCAGGGAATCAATGTGACGGCTGGCCTGCTTAAGGGCCTTGTCCAGCTCGTTCATGGGGATTACTGTCCCCTTATATGCGTCATAGTAGTACTCACAGGTGGTATAAGGTTCATAGGGCATAAGGCACCTCCTATGTAACAGACCATGTGCCATCTGCATTAGTTGCTGTCTTAGGTGTCTCTCCGTCCTTAAATGTAAATGATTCCGTCTTGCTTGGGACGCCCTCAAATACCTTGTCTTTAGCATTGTAAGTCACTCCAGATAAAGAGATTTCCTTGACTGCTCCCGTTGCGGCATATCCAACAGCAATAAGTCTGTCTGGGAAGTTGCTGTCCCCAGCATCTGGTGTGAGTGTTCCATACCGGACTGTCTCTCGTGCTCTCAGATATACCTCGTTATCTGCGTCAGAAAGACTATCCTGCATGACGGTTCCTTTGTGTTGTCCTGTATATTCCCCGGACGTGGACAGCCGCTCCCCACTGATGGGGGAATCGGAAGGCCAATCCACATTTCCATACTGTATTTCGTTTGGCATAATTCCCCTCCTTACTGCACCTTGATTTTACGCATAATACCAGCTGCCTTGGTTGCCTTAAGAGCCGCTGCTGCCAGCATCTCTACCTCACCCTTCTTTACCGCACCAGCTTCCTCGAACTTCGGCAACCACTGCTTAACAGGGAGCCCTCCGGAAGGAGAAACCGCGTGGAATCCATCCAGCGCAATCCTTGCCGCATACAGGGATGTCTCTCCTTTTGTGCCAGATGCTGTATCAATGGATACAATCGGATCGTTAGAACCGCTCTTTGCGCCGAAATCTACTAGTGGAATATCTCCATAGCTTTCAATCTGCTGACCGAAATCGTTCCTTGTTACCTGGTACATACCGGCTCTGCGAGCACATGCCCGAATTTTCGCAATCAATTTCAGGTTACCGCCGATAAAATCCGGCTTGCCGTCCAAACCCATCAGAAACTCGTCCAACTGATCCAGAAATAGCTGATAATTTTCAGTCACCTTGGCTGTAGTGGAAAGGTCGATTGCCGCGCTGGGCTTGTACTCTGTGGAGCTTCCAGTTACGGCCACATCCAAACCGTCAAAACTCTTTTCATTCTTTCTGGAATCACCAATAATTAGTGTCTCGGAAAACAGTGCTGACGCAGACTTTATCTTCTGCTGCATCTGGAAGGTCACCTCATCATCCACTCCTCCCATATCCGCAATCACACGGTCAATCTCGAATGAACCGCCGAAGATTTTGAGATCTGTGGTGTACTTCTGTTTCTTGGCCTCGTCCGCCGTATATTCCGCATTAACCGCGCGGAAGCTGGCTGTAGACGGTGTGATTACGCGGTAATATCCATAAGTCATGGTTGCCCCGCTACCTACGGGAGAAACGCAGTCATCAAAGATCATATGATCCATCAAGAAACTGGACTTACGGAATTCATCAATGACTGCCAAAGACAATTTGTCCTGTGTCTTAAGCTTTGCCTGTGCTAATGTTACTGCCATATCCTATACCTCTTTTCTTATTTTTTAAGTGCTGCTGAAATAGCATCTTTCAGCGTCATAGGTTCATTTATTGTCTGCTGCTGACCTATGCTGGCCGCCCCCACCTGGACGAACCCTGTTGGCCCTGCTTGCTGTGGTTTCAGTGCAGGTATGTCTTCCAGTACCTTGTTCAGTGCTGTCTTAAGCGTTTCTTCATTGATTTCCCCATCCTGTCCCATGACCTGACTTAAATCAGCCATCTTGAGGACATAAGGGATTGTTTTTGCATCCAGCCCTAAGCTGATGGCCGTCAAAGTAGCGGCATTGTCAATCATCGCTTTCTGTGCCGCGGCCTGCGCCTGCGCCAGCTGAGTCTGTAAGGCTCCAACATCCGGCTGCTGAGCCTCCTTCTGTTGCTTGAACGCAGCAATGGCCTGTTCCACTTCCCCCTGACTGAGCCCCTGCTGCTTAAAGTAAGCCTTAAGGGCCGTATCTTCCTTAGCTGCCAGGGTACCTTCCAGCATTGTCTGAATCTTAGCATAGTCAATCTGCGGCGGCGACGCCTGCCCGGTCTGCTGCCCTGTAGCTGGTGGTGTCTGCTGCCCCTTTCCTCCTGCAGGCGGCTCAGTTCCTCCTGCTCCACCAGTGGGTTCTGCGAATAACTGTAAGTTCATACGTTTCATAATCCATACCTCCATTTTAAGGGTGTCACCCTGTGATTTTCGTTTCATCCATTGTCATCAGTGTCACTGGCCACGCAGCAGTTTTAAGCCGTGCTCGTGTTTGGGCGTAAAAATAGCACCCAGGATAATCCTGCGTGCTTACTCCTCAATTCTATTGATGCCATACTCTACTGCACACATGTGTTCAATCTTGCACCCTCTAAACTCATTCCATCCTGATACAAAATAGGCGACGTCAGCAGTGGTCAAATCCTTTATGCTTCTTGCTAAATATTCTAACGGCTTTGTATCCTTGGAGAAATCCGTATAGAAAGTGTCGATTACCTCCACTTCCTCTCCCAAATATTCTTTTGCTGACTGGATAGCTCTTTCTCTTTCAGAAAGAATCTGTTCGTCTGTCTTTCCTCTCATCGGCTGCGAAATAAATAACCTCTTCATTCTTATCCTCTCTTTCCGTTGCGATATCGCAACAAATAAAATACCACCGGCCATTACTGACTGGTGGTATTAAATGCGTCCTTCCTTTTTCAGTTGTTCTATTTCTTCTTCTGTCAAATCAAATGCCTTTATAGGCTCTGACATTTTAGTCTCCCAGTCTTCTTTCGCTTCTTCACTCAGTTGGTCTTCTAAATATCCGCTCATGGCAGCACCTCCAATTCAATTTTATTTCCTTGATTTGATTTTACTCTGTAGCAGCAGTCTTTGTCAAGAAGAAGTTCTCTTTGGTCAGGGAAACTGCTCAGCTTTTCGATATATGCGCCTGCAGTTCCTTTCGGAGCGTATATTACGATTTCGCACTTTCCTTTCAGGGTCCTCGAAGGTATAACAGACGTACTTGTGAACTGCTTCAGTTTCACAATGCTTCCCGGTGGCCTGTCACCTATCGGATTAATACTGGCATTCCGATAGCATACAACGTCATATTGGAGTCTGCGCTTTTTCAGAGCTCCTGAAATCGTTCCAGCATAATTTTTCAGTTTCTCATCGTCGGGCAGGTCTCCCCTGAGCATGGCGTTTAGCCTTTCAAAAAAGCGGTTCGGCCTCTTGTCGCCTGAATTGTAAGTGTATTTTTTGACTGCCTTCTTTTCAGCGTCTGTCAGCAGTGCAATCCATTCTTCCGAATCCCTCCGCAGAATATTTACCGCCTGTTCCTTAGGGACAGCATGAAAATTTCCTAATGGCTGCTTGGAATCCACGTACTTCCTGCTTCCCATTCCTCCAGTTTTAAATCTGGCAGTTTTCCACATATCCGCTTTCAATCCGTATTTTTCCTGGTTTTCCTCATCAAGTGAATATTTCGCCAGACGTTCAAACTTCTCATGCTGTCGCTCTGCGTGCTGCTGTTCTGCTTCCTGTTTATTAGCCTGTCCAATAGACTCTAACTCCTCTTTCGTCCAGGTATCGTCTGCTGTAGAAATGCCTGGAAAATAGGTCGTATGGCTGTCCTTGCAGCGTGGGTGATACAGACCGGCCTTTATAGCCTTGCTCATCAGCGGATACGGCCCATCGGATTTCTTGCCGCCGGACCAGACGTCGTCAATCAGGATCTTGCCAACAAATGGCAGGCACTTCGGACACGGGTTCCCGCGCTTGTTGACAATCACGGTAGTAATCCCCCATTCTTGACGCTTCTCTCCTTCTCCTTGCAGATACGCCCGCTTGGATGCCGTCCGGATGGCCATGTCAGCATAATCTGCCAGGGTATGACGGGCACCATTGGCATACTCCACACAGTTAAGGCCCCGTGAGAGCATATCCCTGGTGGCCATATCCACGGCTTTCTCATAGGTACCGGCGCCGGAATTGGCATACACCTGAGCATTAAAGATAGCCTTTCGGTATTGGTCGTTGGCCATGCGGAGGACAGCTGTTTCTGCTTGCTGCATATCATTGGTGGTGGCCTTGATGAGGGCTTCCAATTTCCGGTCGTTCATCCGGAAGAACTCTGCAGTGGCTCCCTTGCTGATTTTCTTAGCTGGGAATCCTTTCCGTATGGCATTCAGTATCTGGATTTCCTGCTGCATGTTGCCCTTCTGACGGGCAATCCTGATAAGTTCCCCCATTTCCTTGTTGAGGTCCTTAAATTGTCTCTGATATCGCTTCTGGTTCTCCTGCTTATACTTCTCCAAGGCTTTCAGCTGTTCAGCTTGCCACATAGACCACTCAATGCCTTCCTTGGTTTCCTCAGCCCGGTGCCGATCCATATTGCGTATCATAGACTTGATAAGCTCATCCTCTATGGCCTGGAAAGCAGCACCGATATCATACTCATTATGTTGCACTCATCAATGCCCCTTCCGCTCCATCAGCTCCACCTTCCATTAGTTGACCACCTTTGTTGGCATGTACCCGGAACCCCTGCGCCTTGAACTGCCTGGTCAGGTCCTTAAGCTGGGTCACGCTGCTGCATTTATCACAGCGCAGTTCTGCATACCCCTGTTTCTCAATAGCGTAGATTCCCAGCAGCACCTGTTCCTTTGCCACTTCTAGCAGACCCTGGTACTCCTTCTGGTTCATCCGGTACAGATGGTTCATTACCTTGACCTTCATATGGTTCCCCTCCCTCCGTGTTCAGTTGGAAGCCGCCGGAAGCCGCATTGATTCCAGGTTCCTCCACTTCCGCAATACCCTGCTCCGCTTTCAACCGGGCAATTTCCTCCTGCTTCCACTTCTCATCCTTGGTATCCCCGTACAACTCCTCTACCTGGGCCTCTATACTCATCATCGGTACGCCCGGCCTAGCCTTGGCCAACGTCTCTACCTGGCTCTCAAAGGAGGGGTTGGCATACTCTCCAAATGGGATGTCCACCTTAACTTCCTCAATCGGCTGATTTAGGAGGATGTGATAGGCGTTGATTGCCGCACCGACCAATTCTGGGAGTGTCTCCTGCAAAGCTTCCACAATGGCGTTACGGGTGTACAAGGTGGCTTTCTCCTTCTCGCGCTGGGCTTCGGCATTGTCCAGCTTCTTGACATCAATCCCCAGCGTACTGGGGCTTATGACGCCCTGTAGGCAAAGATCCAGAGCCGTGCAATAGGATGCTAAATAGCTATCATGCGGGATGACCGGCTGGTCCGTACTAACCTTGTTATCGGCTTTCTCGGACATATCATTGTCGGCAGCAAAGTACCGATTGTCAAACGGATTAGGCTTAATAATCTGCCCTGTTTCCGGATCATGCGGCACCAGGCAGTCAGGTACGTATGTTTTGGCTCTTCCAGCCCTCAGCGCATCCATCCATTGGGACCAGGCTTCATCGAATGCATCAAAGCTGTCCAGCTTGCCATCAAAAATGCTACCGCCTCGGCCTTCAAACTTAGTAGACTCATACACCTGAATGGAAACGGCCAGGATGACTGTTTCGTCAAAGGACACATCCTTAATGTCCTTGGTTGCATCGATGGCATCCAGGGGCACCTGTGTGTCCCCCTCGCATAGCTCATTCCTGATATAACCGTACCCGTAATGCTCATACAGGATATACTGCCGATATCCCATCTTGTACGGGGTTTTGAACACAATTTCCTTTACCCTGTCCCGGTTCCTTACAATTTCAACCCGCTCCCCTGGATACCACTCCAGGATGGGATATTTACTGACCGATGTATCGATTGTGACCTTGAAAGCGCCGTCCCCGATGTACAGAACCTCCTTCAGCGCCTTCTCCATCTTACGGGTGAATTTATTATCCTTTGCAATGTCCTCCCACAGCTGACTCTGCTGGTCATTACCTGCAAAATCAAAATCATTCATGTCATCCAGGACAATGCCTGACAGGATACGGATAATCAGCCCGGGCAGGCCGGTGTGTATCTTGCGCATCTCCATACCCGGTGTGCACCTGCTGGCCCAGAACTTGTATCTGTCAGCGTACTCTGGAGCCTGCTGGTACATCTGCTCCAGCTCGTTACCATCGCCACGGTACCAGATGCGATTCCGAATGGCATTGGCCTCGAAGTCCAGGACCTCGTTAATCTGGATGCAGTTCCCGCTGGCCGGTACCACATTTAGCCAGCTGCGGATGCCCCGCTTGATAGTCTCATTCATGTTGTTCAGCCACCTCATTTCTTCTCAGCCTCCTCAAACCCAATCAGGTTCCGGTATGGTATCCATGCATACTGATTGGCATTAATGGTATGGTCGTTGCGATCTTCCGGCTTATCCTTCTCATCGTCCCAACTGTATCTGTCCAACTCTGACAGGTGCTCCACGCAGGTATCCACCACCAGGTAACATCCCTGCTGTATCCAGCCTAGCTGCAGGTTGATACGGTCAATGATTCCCAGTTGCTTGTACGCATCCCAGAAGTTATACAGACATCCCCTAAGCCGCTTATATTTGCGCAGCTCTGTAATAGTGGCCTGATCCGCATTGTCTATATACACATCCTTGGCGAACCCCCACTCTTTGCGGCACTGCTCCAGGAAGTCCGCATACTTGACTGCCGTATCGCTGGGGGCCAGCGGGATATCAAGCTTAGCATTGTTGTAGACCTTCTCAGCCAGGGCGATAAGCTTCCTATCTTCTGTAATCCCCTGGAATATCATGGCTATGGTATCCGGGGACTTGCTAGAATAAGACGTATCCAGGGCCGCTGTGAACTTCTTGAATTTCAGTGCCTTGGCTTGCTGGACTGTGATGACATGTTTAGACCGCTCAAAATTGGAGAATATCAGGCCAGTTGCCTTACCACGCAGTCCCTGAATCTTATTCTTCCATATTTTCGTACCCTTTGGAGTATTGTTCATAATCTGGTTCAGCTTTTCATTGGACAGGCCCAGGTTATGGGTAAAAGAAAAGAACCAATGTACCCAACCAGGTTTTGGTTCCTCCCGTAATTCGTCCAGTATTTCCTTTGGCGTCTCATCCGCCCACTCTGGCAATGGCCTGGAACAGTTGATGTACTCCTTATACACATCCAGGCCAGGGTCATCTGGATTAAGCGTGGCCATCAGGTAATCGCTTCGCATAACAGATTCCCTAACAAACTCAATGTTCGCAGTGTTAATCTCATCAATGTACAGGCAGCCGTACTGACCGCCCAAGGCATCCTTCCATTTACTCTTGTTGCCATACCCCACTACAAATATGATTTTATCGCCCCCAGATGTATGGAAAAGGATGTGGGGCATCTTGTACTCGCCAGATCCATTACCATTGTACTCCACCAGTACACCAAAATCATCCAGGATTCCCAGATCCTTCTGGATGATATTTTTCTCGGCGGCTCCGGTATCGTCTGCGGCCAAAATGTGCAGCTTCTTTGGGCTTTCTGCTACCTTGAGCATAAACTTAAACAACCCTACTGTAGTCTTGCCGGCCGCCGTGGTACCTTCCAGGAACTCCACCGGGGCATTACAGCGTAAAAATGCCTTGTACTTATCTGATAGCAGCAATCTCTCCGCACTCATTAGCCACCACCACGCATCTGCTGGAGCAGGTCATCCAGTTTGGTTTTTTCGGTATCCAGACCCCCGGACAACTCCACCTTATCCTTGAACATGCCCAAGTGGCGGCCTATCAGTTCCAAGGCCTTTTCCTTGTCATTCAACTTAATCTCGATACCGTTGGCTCCTTCCTTGATGCCTGCAACCACCCCCAGTTTGTCCCTTGGCATCTGGTCTGTGGGCTTAACCACCACGCGTGAACCAGCAATGGTCACAAAGTCAGTGATATCAGCAAACCCAATCTTGGCCAGCTCCTGCAATACGCGGTTCTGGGTAATCTCCGTGCGTTCAGCTCGTTCGTCCATTCGTTTCTGGATATACTCTGCAACCTTAACATTTCTTAACATTCTTGCTCCGGCGGCCGCAGCCGTATCATCCTTCTTAACCTTCGGATATGCAACCTTGTAAGCCCTGGTGGCATTCAGGTCAATCAGGTATTCATCTGCAAATATCTTCTGTTTGGGCGTTAATGCCATCAGGCTCACCTCCTTATTTTGAATCGAAAAAGAGAAGCCATTAAGACTCCTCTTCTCCATATTTCTGCATGTCTTTTTCATGCCTAAACGTATTCGGCCCCAAGAACTCTCCCTCATTCCAATGGGGATTGAAGGTTTCTACTGCCTTGGCCTTAGCCTCAAACCCTTTTGCGGCGTTTTGCTCTTTCTGTCCCATTACCATCACCTCATAATTAGCATATCCAGAATTGCGGGATGGTATTCCAGGAGCCGCATAGCGGCTGACCAGGTATGGCATCAGCAAGGGGGGCTGCTTTCTATCCGATTTGTGAAGCTATGAAGAAAGCGGTAAAGAACGTCAGCTTCTAAATCAGCCGCCAGGGTGTGATACCTGATGGCTGACACTATATCTACGGAGGGCAGCTTCCGCCATCTGGCTTCCGCATGATAACATATTAGCACTTTTCAAGCGAACATGGCCGAACATTTTCAAAATTCTTCAAAAAATCTATTATTTCTCATCCTGCATCCATCCTCCGTAAACTTTACCCGCCTTTTCGGGAACATCCGGTTCATAGCCTGCGCCACCTTCCACCAGGGCAGACCATCCAGGTAATATAACCGGAACATAATCCGCACCTCACTCTTGGGAATCCCTTCAATAAACTTCTCCGCCTGGCAGGTCAACTCCAGCAGTTCCGTCTCTTTCTGTTCCAGCAGCTTCTTGTACCGTTCCCTCAACGCCTGCTTGCGGTAATACTCCGGCACCGGGTACCCCGTCACTTTAATGCTCCCTATGGTTCCGTCCCTCCTGGTTCCCTTCACGGTATCCGATACCTGATGCGGTTCAGACAGGAACTTGTCCAGCTCCTTGATTCTTTTCCTTATGTCCCTTATCTCTTCTTTCATCTCGCAATACTGTATCAGCACCTCCTTATCCACCGGCCTCACCTCCCATCACCTCATATCAATCTCGATACCGCACTCATCCTTCAGCACTGCCCGGATATCCTCCAGCGTATACAGGCCCTTATCAAACTGACGGTAAAACTCCAGGCAGTAATCCACAAACCGCTGCTCACGGCTCTTCCCTTTCACCTCCCGGCGCATCAGCTGCCCGAAATGATCTTTAAACATTAATACCGGTATCCCCAGCATCAAAAGGAAAGCTGTCTCTGCCGCCTCGCGTGCGGCTTCCTGCTTCATCCCCTTAAGCTGCTCCCCCGACAGATTGTATGTAGGCTTTTTTACGC